CCTTTACCGGAGCCGCACAAAAATTCGGTGACGCCGACACGGATACTTTGACCGTGCGGTCGATGATTATCGGCGGTAACAGCCGGGAGGTGCAGATCAACGCCGGAACTCGGACGGCCCCAACTTATGCCTCGGCTACCCCGACCCAGGATTTGTATGTCAAAGGCAACATCGAGACCCCTGGGACGGTCTACGCAGCGTCTTTCAACACCGGGCCCGGTACGGAAGGCAACCGCAAAATCACGATGACCAGCAATACGGCTCTAACGCCTTCTGGTGACGAAATCTATTATGTCGGGGATGCCCTAACATGGTCCGAGGCGAGTGTTGCGAAGACCCCTGTTAAGATTACCGACACGCAGACCATCAGCGGATTGAAAACGTTTTCTAACATTCTGTCTCTGAATCACGGGGCGACCGGATCAGGGCAACTTGATATTTACGAAGACTCTGACGCCGGAACCAACAAAATATCAATCGTAGTCCCTGCGGCTGGTATTTCGGCTGATTGGACATTGACCCTGCCGCCTAATGATGGCGATGCAAACCAAGTCCTTGTAACAGATGGAAGTGGCGTAACGACCTGGGGTACTGTTTCGGCAACCGCAGCAGGCGCAAGCGCCGGAATGGTGCAATACAACGCTACGGGAACCGGGGGAGCTTTGGCTGCTTCTGCTCATTTCATCTATACCGAGCCGAGTGCGGCTTTGCTGACAATCGGTAGTGAGGGAGCCAGCGGTAAAACGGGAAACCTCGCCCTTGCTTATGAGGGTGGCGCAAGCGACTACACGGCGACCATTGCACCGAATAGCGGCATGGCGGCTGATGTTACCATTACCCTGCCGTCTTATACCTCTACCCTAATTGGTGGCGGCGATAACACGTTTACCGGCAACCAGACCTATTCGAGCGCATCGAACAATAGCACGGTTGCGGTGCAGACATTCAGCGGAAGCCCGGCGCTAAACGGGTCCGATGTTCACCGGGACATCTATATCAATCATTCTTTAGGGACAATTACCGGAACGGGAAACACGGTAGCCCTGATAGATATTGCGGCTACGACGGGTGACGCAGAAACAAACCTATACGGTATTAGACTTGGCGCTTTGACCGGAACCACAGGATCAAATAGCGAAGTCGAATACGGCGTTTCAATCGGTACAGGCTGGGACCGTGGCATTTCAAGCGCAAGCCCTGTCTATGTGGGTGATGGCACGAACGGGATGACGGTATCGGCTACGGGTGGTGTAACCTTCGCGGGATCGTCCACATTCACGACCGCAGGGGCCACGTCCTCTGTGCCGTGGGTGGTCGGGACCGGAACAGCGGCCAATACGGCAGAGGGAACGGCCTATTGGGAATCTGATACCGACATCCTGACCATTGGGGATGGTGCGACAGGGATCAGCTTAGACTTTACAGCCAATACGGTTATCACCTTCCCAAGTGCAAGTGGGACTCTCGCTGTTACAGGCGGTAAATTGTCACAGTTCGCAGCCACTACCTCTGCTGAACTTGCCGGGGTACTTAGCGATGAAAACGCCAGCGGCGGGTTTATGACCAATCCCATGAGTGCCGCAGGCGATATGATCTATGGGGGTGTTTCTGGTGCCACAACCCGCCTTGCTGTTGCGGGCCAGCCCGGTTACATGCTGACTTCCGGTACAACGGCCGGCGGGACAACGCCCCTTTGGCTTGCTCCAGGGGCGGCAGGGACTATCCTTGCTGGGGCCGGCACGACCACTACACCTACTTGGTCGGCTTCACCTACTGCGCTTACAAGCATTGGTTTTGGTGCAGATCCGGCTGACGCAGGGGCTATTAGGCTTTCCAATGGTGATGCGATTGTTTGGGAAGATGGCACCGAAGCCAGCATTACCCATGTCAACGACACAGGATTGAAGTTTAATCTACCTATTATCCTTGCCAACGATGAGATGATAAGCAACGCAGACAATAACGAAATTACCTTTGTTGGTACTGAGGCTATATCTCTTCAGCTTGATACAGGAACAGCAAATGAAGTAAAGTGGATGAACAGGACGACAAGCACAACAGGGGTTACGCAAATGAGTTTTTCTGCCCTTAACCTTGTCACAACTGGAACTATTTCGGGTGGTTCCCTCACCCCCGTTATTGACGATCCAGATAACTTTGCCGCCAACTTCACCGGGGCCAATCTCTACGGCGGAACCTTCATCGCCAACGCCGCCGGAACTATCGCGCTGCCAGACCCGGCAGTCGGGATGAACTTCACGATTGTTTTGGAAGGCGCTAACGCGGTTGTCATTGACCCATTAGGAACAGGTACAGCCGATACCATTTACATGAACGGGCTTGCAGCGGCAGCCGATGAGAACATTACATCATCAACTTCGGGCGCAATATGCGTGTTCCAATATCGCGCTGCAAATACCTGGATGGCGACCTGTAACGGTTTTGCGGAAGCCACACCTCCGTAATCTTATCTGTTAGTGAATGGAGATTTGATATGAACCGAAAATTGATTGTTGTCTTGGCGTTGCTGTTTCCCGTGGTTTGCCTTGCTGGCTCAGTACAAGAGGCGCAGCGGGCGGTGATTGCGCGGAAGAATGCGGGTGGGGGTGCACCTCCTGCGGTATTTGATTTTGGAGGTTCCCGCACCCACGGAGCAGCGACAGACACCTGGGGAGCCAATACCGCTATCATTCGTCCAGGTCAAGCCGCCGTGGGCGGATCAACAACTGTCAATAAAATGTGTGTTTACAGTAGTGGTGCGTCAACTATTAAAGGTTTTTTATATAATGTAACCACCTCCGATACTGATCCCCAAGGCGATGAAACGCTGGTAGATTATACCAATTCAGCGGTATTAAATTCAGGTGCCGGATGGAACACGCTGACATTTCCAGGTAATATTACTATCGTAAACGGAAACCATTATTTTGAAGGAATTGTCCTGAGCACGGGATCTGCGACGATCACAATATATTATACTGATTCAGCGGTTAATTCGAAATATTACAGTGCATCGGGAATGTACACGAACGAGCCAGACCCGATGCCGGGTCCGACAGGTTGGGCGACTTACTCAAGGCAGGGAGATTATTCCTTTTTCGTGACGGATGGTAGTTGTCCATAATGAAAAAACTCTTTTTACTTGTTCTGCTGTCTTTGGGTATTCCTGCCTTTGCAGAGGATTTGTATTATGCACAATCTGCTGCGGGAGCTGCCAATGGGTCGAGTTGTGGAAATGCAATCGCTTTGAGCAACATCGCCTGGGGTAGTTCTGCGGGACAAATAGGGGCAGGAGATACAGCCCATCTTTGCGGTACATTGACATCGACTCTGACGGTTGGGGGGTCTGGTTCTTCAGGAAGTATTATCACGATCAAATTTGAAGACGGGGCGAAGTTCTCTAAAACAGCCTGGGGAACAGGCTCTGCCGCTGCAATCTATGCCAATGGAAAGGATTATATAATTATTGATGGCGGAACAAATGGAATCATTGAAAATACTGATAACGGAACAGCAAAAGCCTATCAGCAAGCTTCACATGGAATAAACGTATCATCTTGCAATAATTTAGAAATTAAAAACGTTACAATTCAAAATATATACATAAGAACATCCGGCTCAACGGACTATACCAATGGAACAGGAGGTTTAGAAATATCCGGAGGTAGTTCAATATATGTACACGACAATGCAATCAATGAGGCAGTGACGTTGATTACGGCTACAATTCCAAACGGACAAACAGTATCAAACTGGTATTTCTATAACAACACCCTGACCAACTCCCAGGCTGGGATTATTGTTGGTTCCGGAGGTTCAAATGCTGTATTAAATACAGTTGAAGTATATGGGAATACAATAAATCTTGGCAACCATTTTAGTTATCCATCCAGCGACCACTATCATGGGGATGGAATACATTTTTGGGCGGTACATTCAGGTGCTCATATCAACGGTTCCAAGATCTATAACAACACCATCGGACCAAAAACTCTTATGAAAACCTCGGAAGGAAATACCGCTACGACAGCATGGGTTTTCATAGAGGGCAAGACAACTAATTGTTGGGTCTACAATAACATTTTTTTGTCCGACACAGGGTACTACCCGTCTAACGGTTATGTTACATTTAAGGGTGGCGGTTGGGGTGCAACAGGGAGCAAGGCTTACAATAATACTATTAACGCCGTTGGTGGGGGAAGCTGCTTTTATATTGATTCTGACAACGCCAGCGCCGAGATAAAAAATAATATATGTTTATCGAGTGGATATTCCACAAATCTTTCTGGTGAATTGACAAATAAAAATCAGATGAGCTACAATGTATATTATGGCTCATCAGGGTGGAATGCGAATAATTTAATATACAATTGGGCACAATGGACTGCATTAGGATATGATGCTAATTCTCAAGTTGCGCAACCGTTACTTGATTCTTCCTATGCGCCAATGCCTGAAGATACGGTTACCCGGGAAAAGGGGACTAACCTATCGCCTTATTTTTCAACGGATTTTAACGGCAATGCACGCCCGTCCTCTGGCACTTGGGACATCGGCGCATACGAGTACGGCGCAGGCGGCAGCATCGGCGGCGGGGTGAGCGCACCCGGAGGGGTGACGATACGGTGAGATGATGACAGACCCGGCAATATGGGAAAAGCTGCTTAAGTCACTTGAACAGTATCCAGGTGTTCTCGCGTTGCTGGTGGTAATCTATTGGGGTTATCGAGTAATTCAGAAAATGAACGAAGTAAGCAAGGGTGATATTGAACGCATTAGCAGGCTGACAACCCTGCTGGAAATATTGGTCAACAAGGAAAAGTAAAGAGGATCATGGGCATCTTTATGAAAATAATCAACACCCTCTTTCATCACAAAGCGGATAGTGCCGAGCGGGATAAACTTGACAAAAGAATTGCCCGCTTAGAGAAGGCAACCCTTAACGGTGATGAAAAATGGATGCTGGAACTGGTCCGGCGTCGTGACCGATCATGCGTTTTAAAAGTCATCGAGGAATGCAACGAGAATGAAAAACATAAGAAGTCTGCCTGATATTTGTCTGGTAGTTTACTGCCTGATTTTCGTAGTGGCGTTTTACGGATTTGCCCTGTTTGAGTGGTGGAGGCGCAAGCTCGGCCGGGCATCTGAAATGTATATCTATATTGAGTTGCTGTTTATCGCAATCTCAATTAATTATATGTTCAATATTATTGCCAGGTGGATTTTTATTTTGGACCCACTGAATATCGTTGATGAGCCGTATGAGTTTTTTATCAGCAATATCTGGTGGCAACTACGCACCATACCTAATCTGATTATCCTATCGTTGATTGTCTATCGCATGACAAAACGGGCCTGTAAAAGTATGCGGGAAAATAAAGAGTTAGAACGCCGCAAACTCAAACGGCGTGAAGAAGACAAGAAGCTCAATCACGTCAATGGACAGAACCGATAACCTTTGCGAAGATTGCGGAATGTGGAGCCGGTGTCGAGAGGGTTTCAAACGCTGGCCGGATCAGCGTCAATGCAGGTTTTCTGAAAAGTCTGAGAATCGTGACCAATGCTTGTATTGCGGTGAGATAGGCAACTGCGGCAATATCAAGGCGCAGGATGATACGAGGCGCAAGTGACCGCATGGGGGCGCAAAGTATCAAAGGAGTTTGTCGATAAAGTGGCTGCGATTGCCATAGACCTTGATATACCGCCTGATTGGCTCATGGCCTGCATGGCGTTTGAGTCGGCCGAATCGTTTATGGCAGGCAAGCTCAACTTGGCCGGATCTGGAGCGGTGGGGCTGATTCAATTCATGCCCGCGACGGCAAAGGCGCTGGGAACGTCTACGGCGGCGCTGGCCGCTATGAGTGCCGAGGACCAGCTAACCTATGTCGCCAAGTATTTTAGACCATACCACGGGCGTCTGGCGACCCTTGAGGACGTTTACATGGCGATCCTGTGGCCCTTGGCAGTCGGCAAGGACGATGGCTATATCCTGTTCGACGTTGTGAGCAAGCCGACGACCTACCGTCAAAATGCGGGGCTTGATTTAAATAAGGATGGCAAAGTTACCAAGTATGAGGCGGCGGCAAAGGTGCGAGCTGCTCTACAACGCGGGCTTTTGCTTGAAAACGCAACCGAAAACTAAATAGAAAGGAAGGTGGTTATGTTGGGAATTTTTGGACATATCGAGGGCATGAAAAACATGATGTTGCAGGTCACGGCGTTTAACACGGGTGTCCTAGTCGGAAAAACCAAGACCACGGCCGACGACGAACTGTTCAAAAATCTGTATGAGCTTGCCAGGACCGGAACGCTAACTCCAGAGGCTGTGCAAGCTGCTATTGCAAGTGTTAAAAATCCGATTCTGGCCGGCAACCTGATGATCATTCTGAGCGCGCTCGGGGCCGGAGCCACGGGAGGGGCGGTTATCAATCTCGGGGCGGTTGACCCTATGGCCTGGGATGCGGTCAAAAACGGTTTCGCTATGGGATTGGCTGCTGGCATTCAGGAATGATAATCGAATACAAAACCGAACTTGACGTGCGGTTCCATGTAAACACGGACAAAGGCCGGCGCTGGACCCTGATAAAGCCGTTCCTGTTTTCTGTCAACGGCACAGAGTTTGAAGTCCCAGCCGGATTCTGGACCGATTTCGCCTCTATCCCGCGTCCGCTTTGGAACCTGCTCTCACCTTATGATATAGGCCAGGGTCCGGTGCCGCACGACTATTTTTATTTTACGGGTTGCCGTGACAAGGATTTCGCAGACCAGACACTTAGGGCCTGCATGGAGCATGACGGGATAGCCCCCTGGAAGCGCACAGCGGTCTATAATGCCGTGCAATGGTTTGGCGGCAGTATATGGGATACCTACCGCAAGCAAGGCTCTCCCGCGGCACAGTACGCACGATTAATTAACCGAAATGACCTTGTGGCATGAGGTGATTTATGAACAAAGCACAGGCAATCTTAGCTGGCATCAACGTGGCCGGGTTTATCGTGATAACCATTCTGGCGTTTTTGTCGGTCAAGTTTGGCAATGAGTGGGCCAGCGCCATGATGCAAAACATTTTGCCGTTGCTAGTGGGGTGCTGGATCGTGAACGTGACGACCATCATAAATTATGTTTTCGGCACCTCAGCCGGCAGCCAGGCCAAATCTAAAATCATTGACAAGCTGGCCGGCATCGAGCCGACTGGACCTCCGGCTGCGTAATACGGATCTGCCCCCGCAGGCGATCTCGACGCGCTCTCACACATGCGGCTAACAGCGGGCGACAGCAGACGCGGCGGGGGCGGATATTTCAGGGCCATCTCGGGCAACCGGGGTGGCCCTTTTCATTATTACAAAAAGTTATCGTTACTATGAAAATTTTTATATTGACGTTTCTAATTATTCTTATTATTATCATGGTAAATGATTCAGGAGGGTATATGACACAACTTGATATTGCAAAGAAGATTGGTATTAGCCAAGGCTGGTTCTGGAAGATTTACAATGGATACGCCTACCCCGGCAAGCAAGCTGCTGAAAAGTTGGAGGCGATCACAGGCAAGCCACAAGAGTGGTGGCGTAAGGCTGGACAGAGCCAGATTCAGAAAACACTTGATGCCATCGACGGAGGTGCGCGATGAAAACGGTTGACTTTCGCTATAACGAAAAGAAGAACGCTTTCGACGCCTATCTGACTGAGGGAATATCAAAAGATTTGTCAGGCACCTACGTTCCCCTTGTCGAAGTCGAAGCGGAAAAGCGCCTGCTGGTCGAGGCGCTGAAAGAAATAGAAAAAGAATTAGACGATGCCTGTCCTGGTTATGTTGAAGGTGTTGCTAATGCTCTATCAATAGCCAGGGCCGCGCTCAAGACAGCCGGGGAGGGGGAGTGATGCCAAAATTAATGGGATATTGCTGCTATATCAATAGCGATGGCGATACCACAATGGAAGACAATTATATCTTGAATGTTATGCATTGTGAGAATGGAACGGTTGAGATCCAGGTAGAAATTGGTAAACGCACTGTTTCTATTCAAGTAAACTCAAAGGAACTTCATAACGCTGTAATAGATGCGATTTTGGAGGAATAGAACCATGACCCCACAAGAGCTACGCCAGTTATCCCAATCAGCCCTTGAATACCAGCGGGCGCTTGCCTTTGTCAGTCTCAACCCAGCCACGGAAGACGCGCTGCGCGCTGCGCTGCGAAAGGTGATCGAAGACGGTACGGATTATCTTCGCCGAGGTGAGCATGACACATGGCATGATTGGTACATATAGGAGGATGTTATGTTAGACAGATGGATTGACGGTATTGAGTTGATAGCGTTGGTTTTTGTTTCAGCGGTATCTTTATGCTGGATACTCAACCACGCTCCCGGCTGGTTTCAATGGAGATGCAGCCTCAACCAATGGCGCAGGGACCGCAAACGGATAAACCGCAGGATGATATAATGTTAATCGCTCGGGTTTTTCCACGCAGAACTAAAGCAACACCAATCGACGATTTAGCTTTCGTTGATGTCCCTGGTTTGTTCCCTCCTGAAGTCGATGAGGTTCATATCTCAGTATCTTTCACCTATGACCTACCTAAAGCAGAATGGCTTGCAAAACAATGGGATCATATCGCTTCTGTAAGGATGGGTGGACCTGCGTTTGGATACCCTTCAGGTGAGTTCATTCCAGGCCGTTATCTCAAGCCGGGATATGTGATTACAAGCCGTGGATGCCCTAATCATTGCTGGTTTTGTAGTGTATGGAAACGAGAGTCAAGTCTAATAGAATTGCCTATATACGATGGTTGGAATCTACTTGATGACAATATTCTTGCTTGCTCTGAAAGTCATGTTCGGAAAGTTTTTGCCATGCTCAAACGGCAAAGACATAAAGCAGAATTTACAGGCGGATTAGAAGCTGCAATTTTGAAACATTGGCATGTTTCCTTGCTTGCAGATTTAAGACCATCTCAAATGTTTTTCGCTTACGACACTGAGGATGATTTGGAACCATTAATAGAAGCATCGCGTATGCTTAAAGAAGTAGGTTTTACCCGTAATCAGATGCGATGTTATGTGTTGATAGGATATCCAAAAGATACCATAAGTTCAGCAGAAAAGAGATTAAAAAAATGTGTTGATTTAGGGTTTGCTCCCGCCGCAATGCTTTGGAAAGATGATAATGGCAAATCTTCATATATATGGAAAAGATTTCAAAGGGAATGGATTAGGCCAGCAATTATATACCGCAAACGGATCAACAGGAGGATGATGCCATGATTACAACTATTTTAATGTGTGTCTTTTGCTTTGCAGTAGGGTTCGGAGTATGCGCTATCTTATCGGGAAAATTTGACCACTCTGATTGCGAGTCCTGCGATGCGCTCAAATCCTGCCAAGCTGATTGCAAGGCACTGGAAGAAACAATCGATAAACTTAGGGTTGATCTTCGAAACTCAAGCCGCACGATGTATAACTTCCTGAACGGTAAGGCCAATCACCGCATACTTTACGATCTGTTGCCTTATAAGGGGCATAGGCGCTCTTTACTTGGCATAGTTGAGAGGTGACGCATGAACAATAACCTACGCCAATATGAGGGGTTTGAATTAACAAAGACTATTCCATCTCGTAAAAAAACTATCAAATTCGATTGGATAAAAAAAGATTTCATGAACTTTAAAATATTCAGAGAAGCCCGAGAGCGTTTAGGACTTTCAATCCCCGACACGTGTTATTGGTGCAGATCAAAATTTTCCGATGCCGACATGATGGCTTTGGCGTGTGTAGCTAAAAAAGGAAATAAATTTTTATGTCAAGATTGTATTTCAAGATAGGAGGACGCATGAACGAGCACGAATTTTTACAGGCAGAGGCAGAGGGGATAGCCAAGCGCAAAACAGAACCGCTTAGCCCACGGCAAATGATAGCCGACAGGACCGCCGACGAGATAATGAGTTTGTCTGAATCAGGATGCATGGATAAGGAGATCGTTGAGTTGATCCTGATGTCGGCTTTTATCCAGGTGGAGCAGATAGGTCTATTTCGATGGATGGGCGATTTGAGCAAGGCGCTCAAGACGCGGGCGGAGGTGGCGTGAACAACGATCTAACCATCGATGAGTGGGAAATCGTGTGGCGCGAAGAAGCGATGCGACAGCGGGAACGGATACGCAGAACAGACGAGGCGGATGGATACTTTAAACAGGAGGAGGAAGAAAATGAAAGACGATGATGTTACCACCATCAAGGATGAGAATTTGCCGGCGATTGCGGATAATACACTCGTTCAACTGGCAGAGCAGGCCGAGAAACGCGTGGACGCCATGCTAAAAATCAAGCGCTTGGCCCTCAAGATGACCAATCGCCATGATTGGACCGACCAAGGCGGGAAGCCCTATATGCAGGTCAGCGGGGCCGAGAAGGTAGCGCGGCTTTACGGAATCTCATGGCAGATCGATGAACCTGTGTTTGAAACTGAGGAAGGCGGCCATTTCTCGTACACCTACAAGGGATATTTCAGCTTGGCCGGGGCAACCATCGAGGCCATCGGAACCCGCAGCAGTAAAGATCCTTTCTTTAATAAGTATTCCTGGGATAATGGCGTTAAGACCACCCTTCCGCCTTCTGCTATCGACAAGGGAGACCTCAAGAAAGCGGCCTATACCAATCTGCTCGGCAACGGCATATCACGCATCCTGGGGCTTCGTAACCTTACCTATGAGGATTTGGAGGAATTTGCCGGGATTACCAAAGATCAAATAGGCAAGGTTGAGTACAAAAAGAAGGGAGAAAACACGCCGCCTCAATCGCAAACAAATTCGCCACAAGGGGAATCTATTAGCGAGGCCCAGCGCAAGCGGCTTTTTGCGATTTACAAAGGGGCCGGAAAGACCGATGACGATGTAAAGATTTATCTGCACGAAAACTTCAAGGTGGACTCCACAAAGGACATTTTGAAGAAGGACTACGAAACGATTTGCAAATGGGCAGAAACCAATGGGCTCGAGCCTGGATCGGAGGGCTAAATGTTTGTCGAAAAAGTGGATGAATACATCGCAAGCAAAATAAAGCAATATCCGGTCAACAGCAATCGCGCCTCTGACATCGGCCATCCCTGCCTGCGGTATCACGTCTACAACCGGACCCGCTGGCAGGAGCGAAGCCTTCATGATGTAGGACTCCAAAGAATTTTTAACATGGGAAACGAAATAGAGCGTATCGTTATTCGTGAACTACAAGACGCAGGAATACAAGTAATTGAGCAGCAACGGGCTTTCTCTTGGCCGTCATACCAGATTACCGGTATGATTGATGGAAAAATATTACAGGATGGAATTACTTATCCTTTCGATGTAAAGTCGTGCTCCCAGTGGGTTTTCAAATCAATTAGTAATATAGATGATCTCAAAAAGTCTAAGTATCACCACTTGAGGAAATACCCTTATCAACTCAATACCTACATGCTAATGGACGGTGTGGACAAGGGGCTTTTCTTTTTCAAGGACAAGACGAGCGGCCAACTAAAAGAAATATGGATGGATTTGGACTACGAACTCGGAGAGGAAACCATCCGCCGCTGCGAGAAAATAAACGAGCACGTTTTACTTGGCACCCTACCCGACCCCTGTGACGAGTCCTGTGGATGCGAGGGCGAAAAATGCCCCTACGTCCATATCTGTATGCCTGACCGTATCGGGAAGGAAGTAGAGATTGACACAGGCGAGTTGGAAATAATGCTGAAAAACCTTTACCAGCTTGAGTCTGCGGCGACTGAGTACGATGAGTTGAACAACACTATTAACGACATGGTGCGCGGAAGAGAGAAGATTCTGTCGGGTGATTACTTCGTTACTGGGAAGTGGATCGAACGCAAGAATGGCGCGAAATACTGGAAGAAGTCAATTACCAAACTTTAACCCGTTTGCAGGAGCGGCGTGTCAGCGCCGGGTAAGGTGGAGAGAACTCGGGTGCGTATGAATGTTTCTGGAGAGAAGACACTTATGGCTAACGCGGTAAGTGGCTGGCAACTCCAGATTCGGTGCCGGGTGGGGAATCCGGCCTCCTGCAAAACCTGATGGCGCGGATACTCAGAATGAACTTCCCCTGGATAACCCTACGCAACATCCAATCCGCCGCGCACGAGGCCGGCACCCTGCACACGCAGGAGACAGAGCGGCAGCAAGCGCTGGCGGATGAGTTGGTGCTGTTATGCACGATGCTAAACGCGAAAGTTAATAGTTGGGCGGATGAGATCCGAAGGAGGACACTTGAATGAGTTATCATTATTTGCCGGAGCTGGAGGTGGAATACTCGGGGGAATCTTGCTCGGTTGGAGAACCGTGTGCGCCGTTGAAATCGACCCCTTCTGTCGGGAGGTTCTGCTCCGACGCCAATTGGATGGATGCCTACAGAAATTCCCTATCTGGGATGACATCAGAACATTTGACGGAAAACCGTGGAGAGGATGCGTTGATGTTATCAGTGGAGGCTTCCCATGCCAGGACATCTCTTGTGCCGGATCAGGTAAAGGACTCAACGGAGAACGTAGCGGATTGTGGTCAGAAATGGCGCGGATCATTCGTGAAGTACGACCACGATACGCACTCGTGGAAAATTCTCCAATGCTCACTATTCGGGGACTTGGAACCGTCCTTGGAGACCTGGCCGAAATGGGGTTTGATGCGATATGGGGAGTGTTGGGGGCACATGCGGCGGGTGGCGGTCAGTTGCGAAAACGACTGTGGATTGTGGCCTGCACCAATAGCCACGGATTACAAAGGAAGTCGGACTCCAGAGTCATTAAATGCTGCTGGAAGGAACGAGAGGAACAACTTGAGAGACTTCTTGAGAGCGAAAGGAGGATGGCTTTACCCGCCGGTCGCAATCTCAGAATCTCTGATGCTGTGGCCCATCGGGTGGACAGACTTAAAGCCATTGGGAACGGACAAGTTCCAGCGGTGGTTAGACTCGCATGGGAAATATTGAGCGGATGACATCCGGCGCAAGGGGAACTGATGAAAATATCAAAAAGAGAACAAGAAGCCATAAAAACGGTTGTTGGCCATGGCAGAGAGTGGGGCTATGGAAACATGATTGGTCATCTACAATCTGCTTGGACGAAAGACCTTATGGACGAGTACGGACTTGACGAAGATAACGCAAGACGCGGCTCTGATGCGTATCCAGTTAAAATGCACATTGATCTTATGGAGTATGGAGAGTGGGACGAAACAGGCGCAAGATACAGATGAGATCCGGCGCAAAACCGCTTGACAAAATATTAACTGGTAGTTTATAATGTCCATGCACCCTGGGGATTCATTGGAGTTTTTTTATGTCTAAACTTATCGCGCCTGTCCGTAGTTCCAGAACTCCGATGGAGCCCTGGGGTGCAACTGCGGCTGGCGCGATTTTTTTTTGAGGAATAGATGAAAAAATCAGTCGCCAAAAAACGTATCAGTAATCTGTTGTCGTATTGGCCTTTGAACATGCCCTTGGGTGAGTCGGATTTTGAACTGCTCTGCGAAATCTTAAAAAACCATCCAGACTATCTACAAAAAAAAGGCTCCGGTATCAAGCGCATCGAGATTCGCACCAACCCGGTTTATAAAAACCGTGGATTTTATATCATTAGAACCGATGGAAGTGTTACAGATTTTTCATACCGCCAATGCCTTTATCCGGCCTCAAACAAACAAAAGTTTTTAAATGCCTGCCGCGTAGCGATCATGCCGCAGATCATTGAGTTTAAGGAAACATTTTTTGGAACCTTGATGGGCCAGTTTTATTGTTGTCCCATAACGGGAGATGAAGTCACCGAAGAAAACTGCCACATCGACCACCGGCCTCCCAATACCTTCAAGCACTTGATTGAAACTTTCATTACGCTTTCAGGAATAGATCCTAACATCGTGAAGGTGTCCGGTTCTAAAATAGACGGATGCGTTAAAGATACTTTGGAAGACAAAACGTTGGAATATGCGTGGAAGATTTACCATAAAGAAAATTGCAATTTGCGGGTTGTCAGCCGAAATGCGAGGCATTAAATGCACCGAGGCTGGACAAAAAGATGGCGTAAACGATGGGATAAGGGATACCATCAGAACTTTTTGCTTTGGATTATGATGGACTACTTTATCGATTTTGCAGCGTACGAGCCTAAAGATTTGTATTTGAAAGGGCATGGAATTGTTCACCTGGAGCGCGGAGAGTGGGCTTTTACTCAGCGTGAATTGGCAATTTTTTTAAATGTAGGGCGCCAGCAAATCCGCGACCAGCTTGAACTTTTAAAAAAGATGGATTTTTTAACCCAAGATATAACCCAATCAAAAACCCAACACATAACAAAGATAAATATAATAAATTACGATACATACCAAGACACAGAAGAAATTTACAACCCAACTAAGAACCCAGATAAGAACCAAGCCCTAACCCAACTCCAACCCAACTCACCTCAAACATCATTTAATACTAAGAATAAAAGAAAAGAGAATAGAGGTAATGGAATTCCAGATTGGATACCGAAACAGATTTGGTCAGATTTTAGAGAATTTCGCACCCGCAAAAAAGCACCTCTAACCGATAGGGCATCCAAAGCAATTATAAAAAAATTAGATCTGTTTCGATCTCAAGGTCAAAATCCTGAAGCCATTTTAGAACAGAGTATCGTTAAGGGATGGACGGACGTTTGGCCGATAAAATCAGACTCACTTTTCAACGAACCGTTAATGCCACGGAACTAATATGAAAACTTGGTCGGATTTTGGCATACAGATTGAACCGGGCGCATCGGGCCACACCCGCACCACCTGTCCCTCATGTTCACCTGACCGGCGTAAAGCATCCGCCAAGTGTCTGTCGGTTGAGATCGGGGAAGGCATCGCCTATTGCCACCATTGCGGAAAGTCTTTCAGTCTGAATGGGCGCGACCACGAATCGGTTGTCATCTATTTCGCAAGACCAGTTTACAAGCCTACCGATCTTCCCAGCACGATTCAGGACCGCTTCGCCAAACGCGGGATTCCAAAATCAATCCTTGAAATGAACCAGATCGGATACGGAAAGCGGTATTTCAACAAAGTCGAAAAGGCGGTTATCCAGTTCCCGTATATCAAAGACGGCCAGACGGTGAACATCAAGCATCGGGCGGAAAACAAGGAGTTCCAGCAGGAAAAGAACGCCGAGAAGTGCCTGTATCGCTTTGATGAAATATCAAAACTTGAAGGCGAAACTTTGATAATTACCGAGGGAGAGATTGACGCCCTATCGGTTCAGACGGCCGGGTTCAACATGGTCAGCTCCATCCCCGATGGGGCACCATCTGCTGATGCGAAGTCCTTTGCGACCAAATTTGATTTTTTGAAATCGGCCGAGGTGATCATTCAGGGATACCCAAAAGTAATTCTGGCGATGGACAACGATGCACCTGGGAAACTGGCAGAACGGGAACTCGCTCGACGGATTGGGGCCGAGAAATGTTATCGGGTGGAATACCCTGCCGGTTGTAAGGACGCGAACGATGTCCTAGTGAAATACGGCAAGGACCGGCTTAAACAGGTCATCGAGTTGGCAACACCCTTCCCTGTGGAAGGATTGTTTAGTGCCGGGGATTTTAAATGTGAGTTAGAAAACCTATATGATTGCGGCGACCAGCGGGGATTATCGACGGGGTGGCTGACGGTGGATGAACTTTATACCGTAAGATCCCATGAGTTTACGGTGGTTACAGGCATCCCCAGCCACGGCAAATCTAACTTTGTCGATGCTTTGGCGGTAAACCTGATGGAGAATCACGGGTGGAAGTTCCTTTTTTTCAGCCCTGAAAACTGGCCGGTTGAAAAGCACATTCAAAGCCTGATTGAGAAAGTATCTCAAAAACCATTTTCAAAACGCCATAGCAATATCGATCGATTGACCAAAGCAGAATCACTTGAACATCTTGAAGATATAAAACAATTTATGTTTTTCCTTTATCCAGACGAAGGCACACCGACTTTGGATCAAGTGCTTGAAAAGGCGCGAGCTGCTGTGTTCCGGTATGGAGTCAATGGAGTGGTCATCGATCCATGGAATGAGTTGGATCACCAGTACGAAAACATGACCGAAGCTCAATACTTGAGCAAACAGCTTTCCAAAATACGCCAGTTTGCCAGGCGCAATGGGGTGCATATCTGGCTCGTAGCACATCCCCGCAATCTCATAAAAGACAAAGATGGAAGCTACAAACCACCGACTATGTATGAAATATCGGGTGGGGCACACTGGCGCAATAAGGCCGACAATGGAATCTGCCTTTACCGCGCCAATTTTGAAAACGACATTACGACACTTTTTGTCCAAAAAATTAGATTCAAGGAAACTGGTAAAATTGGAAATGTAGATTTGAAATATATTCGGGATAATGGACGTTATATTTAACCAACCGCTGCCGGGGATGGGATGGAAATGAGATGACAACTCGCAAGCGCCAGCCGAAGCAGGTGTGCCATGGGTAAAAAACTTCCCTACACACCCAACAGCCAGATTAGAACCGCCCTGCGCCGGCTGTGGCTGCGCTCGAGGGAACGGCAATCGGCATTAAAGCGTGACAAATACACCTGCTGCCGCTGCGGAGCGAAGCAATCCAAGGCCAAAGGCAGGGAGGTTGCGGTTGAAGTCCATCACAAGGACGGGGTGCCTAATTGGGAAGAACTATTCATCACCATCAGGATGTTTCTATTGACGGACCCTGAAGATTTAGAAACGCTTTGCGAAACGTGCCATGGTAAGGAGGACTAAATGACAAACTGCCTCTGGTGTGAAAGCGACAAAGAAGGCCATCGGGTAGAGAAGGGAAAGGACTTTGTGTGTAGCTCATGCGTCCAGATGCTTCTATCCTATCCCCAGGAAGCCTTGCAGAAAACATATCAAAAGTGCCTGCGAATGAAATACGACCGCAAGGCGAACGCACTTGAAACATTTTTGGAGGAGGTCGATTATGGCAGAATGGACACAGGAAATCGTCAACAATCCGATGACAGGCAAGGGGTTATTGATAGCTGCGACGATGCTGGAAAAAGAACTGGCCGAGGCGTTAGGTCTACCATTGGGTACCGTGCGCCGGCTACGGTACGAGGGTGAAATACCCTACGTCATGATTGGCAGGGGACGGCCGATTTATCTTGCTGAGTCGATAATTGCCTGGCTCAAGCGTAAGGAGGTTTCAGATTCTGATGGAACAGACACAATAGAGGGCTTATACATACCCAACAAGGGCGTTCCAGAGCCTTAGAACGGCTTTCCGAAGCCTTCAATTTTGGGGTAGGTATAAACGGCTATACCAGCCAAAACAACGCAAAGGAGGCCCGCTAATGCCACGCTACAGCGACCAGTATCTTGAGATCTACGGCCGGAAAATCTCTGCCATGTGTCCCAAATGCGGCCGGGAGCACAAATTGCGCGAGAATTGGACGGGCCGTGGCAAAATGCGTAAATTCTGCCCACGCTTCCGGGCCACCATAGACCGCAACTCTGCGCTGTCGTCGGACGATATCGAGCACACCGGAGGACCAATCGGACGTCGAATACACCAAGCACAAGAGGCCCCGAGCATGTTACCACTGATACCACAATACAGATAGGAGGAGGATAAATGAAAAAGCTAATCATTATCGCATGTTTGATGCTCACCGCCTGCGCCGGGATGACGCAAGCTCAGCAGGCTCCAGCACCAAGCAAGCCGCAGCCGGCATCCGCGGCAGAGCCTGTACTGCCACCCGACAACATCACCGTCACACTCCCGCGGTGGCCAGGTGTCTATGCCTACCATTCAAAAGACCCGGAGGCCATTATCATCATGTCGGTCAAGGAACCTGACAAGTTTCCGGTCCCGAGTAAGTTTACTTTCAAACGCAAGGATGGTACATCCATTGAGGTGCCGCTGCTACAGCCGGATAAGGCACCAGATAAAGGAAAAGTACAATGAAAAAATTAATTAAGGCATCTGAAATAATTGAATATAATAGATCGTATAATAAATTTTGGATAAATCAAATTAAAAATATGGAATACAAATTTGTATCACCAATTATAAATGCGCTAAAAAAATCTATAAATAAAATAAATTCTAATACTACAGCCGGATAAGAAACCATGAAATGAGGTGATGTGTGGAAAAGAAAATATATACCTATCGGGGTGTTGAAATAGACACAATGAGCAGGGAAGAACTTATCAAAGTTCTTGAATTTGCAATCAATGAGATTGATGAAATTCGATCAAGACATCATGATGATTTACAATTTTTGTGTTCACTTAAAAATATTAAAATGAGGTGATGCACTCACGGGTTCAAGCGTATCGGTTAGCGCGCCGATGCTATAAATTTGCGCTGTCCAGAGCGGCCTTTGGCCGTATATCCCCGCTACCAGTGCGCAAGCACGGGCTGAACGGATAAGTAGCAGGATAACGGCAATCCTGCTCGGGCTGGGTGAAGTGGTGCCTGGAAGCCCTTTTGTCCGTTAATGAACGACCGAAAACGACCGAGACGGCGTTGGTCAGAAGCCTCCCGAACCAATGGGGGGCTTTCCATTCCCTCCCTCAACTCCCTCAACAGCGTTAATCAAAAAAACATAAAAACAATAACAGATTAAAAAAAGATTGACTTTATCTTAACTGTTAGTTTATAATATATCTATCGGGGAATCCTCCACCCCGTAACGCACCTCGTCAGCCGGGGGTCAGTACGCTAACTGGCCCTCGGCATTAACTTATTGCAAATGTTGGATTATGGTAGATCAAAGTAAAGAAAAAAATCCTAATTGGAACGGTGGTAGAACAATTAGGCCAGATGGTTATGTCCATGTTTTAGTGGATGGTGAACATCATAGAAAAAACTCTCGCGGGTATGTGATGGAACATATCTTAATCGTTGAATCGGTATTGGGTAAAGAATTTAAACACCCAAATAGGATTCACCACATAAACGGAGATCGTTCGGACAATAGAAAAGAAAATTTAGTAGTTTGTGAAAATGAAAGATATCACCAACTGCTACACACACGAACAAGAGCTTTAAAAGAAAGCGGAAGCGTAAACAATAGAAAGTGTAAGTTTTGCAAGTGTTATGGAGAACCAAAAGAGTTATCTGGGTATCACAACCCTAAAAATGGTAGCGATGACTATTATCACCCGAAATGTGCCGCAAAAGCTGTTATGAAAAGATATCACAATAAAAGAAATATTTTACAGGAAAAATATGAAGTACGACAAGGGGAAAACAGGTAATAAAGCTGGACGCCCCAAAGGTGCCAAGAATAAAGTACCTCATGATATTGTTAAAAAAATACTTGATGTTACGAATTCTTTAGAAAAACAAGGAAAGGGTTTAAAAGATTGCGCTGAAGAAGATCCGGCTTGGTTTTATTCCAATTTTTTAAAGGGATTAATACCTAAAAATGTGGATTTAACCGTTGCTGGAGATTTGACAATAAAGTGGCAACAGTCATAGAGATACCATATAAACCACGAGAAACTCAAAAAAAAATCCACGCAGGGATTGAATCTCATAGATTTTCGGTTGTGGTCGCTCATAGAAGACTGGGCAAAACAGTCTGCGTTGTAAATCACCTCATCAAGCAAGCCTGCCTTTGCACTAAGATCAGCCCTCGCTTCGGTTACATTGCTCCATTTCGTGAACAGGCGAAGTTGATCGCCTGGGATTATCTCAAGCGTTTCACCTCACCGATACCTGGCACGAAGGCCAACGAGTCGGACCTCACCGTTACACTCCCCAACAAAGCCGTCATTCGCATCTTCGGTGCCGACAACCCCGACGCCCTCCGCGGCATGTACTTTGACGGTGTGGTAATGGACGAAGTCGCGCAGATGAAACCCGACGTTTGGGATGAGATCATCACGCCGGCATTAGCTGACAGAAAAGGTTTTGCCGTGTTCATTGGCACCCCGAAGGGACTCAATAAGTTCTATGAGATTTATCAGACTGGATTAAAAGACCCCGATTGGTACGCGGCGCTGTTTGACATCACCAACACCGATGCGCTGGACCCTGAAGAAATCGAGCTTCAGCGCTCCATCATGCCGCCTAACAAGTTTCGTCAAGAGTATATGTGCGACTTCGCGGCCAGTGTCGAGGATGCGCTCATTTCGATCGACTTGGTATCGGCAGCTTACGGAAAAGTGATTCACGAGTCGATGTACAAGACTGCGCCTGTTATCCTCGGGGTGGACGTTGCCCGCTTCGGTGATGACAAGTCAATTATCTATGCCCGCCAGGGTTTAGCTACGCTCCAGGTTAGAAAGTTCCACGGCATCGACCTGTATCAATTCTCTGAAAACGTGATGCACAGCATGAACGAACACAATCCGGACGGGGTATTCATCGATGTTGTGGGTCTCGGGGCCGGTGTGGTCGATATGCTGCGGCATAAAAACTTCAACGTAACGGGAATCAATGTCGGCAGCAAGCCGTCACAGGAATCGCAATTCGTCAACAAGCGTGCTGAAATCTGGTGGCGGATGCGCGAATGGCTTGAGATGGGCGGCGGCATCCCTGAAGATCCCGAGCTTCGCCTTGAGCTTGTGACCCCGCTTTACAGCTACGATGCGGCCAACAGAATCAAGTTAGAGAAAAAAGAGGACATGAAAGCCAGGCGCGAAGCATCTCCTGATACCGCAGACGCTCTGGCGCTGACATTCTCGCAACCTGTAACCAAGCGCCGGCCGGAGTTTTTAAACAAACCTAAAATTTGGGAACCGTGGGCAATTTTGCAGGATCAAAGGAGCATATGACATGGGATTATCATTCAATCCGAAAAAGATTTTCTCTAAGCGCGGGCTGCAAAGCCTCTTGGTGACAGGTGGTATGCTACCCGGCGTTGACATCGCCATCACTCAGGATCAGGGCAACAAGCTCTATGAGGACATCCACAAGGGGCTGGGAAACCTTGTTACTGGTGGCTATATCGCGCAGAAGGAAGCCACCGAAGAAACCAAGAAGGCCCGCGATCAGGCACAGCAACAATACGCCGCCGAGACTGCCGCGGCACAGGAAACGGCCCGCAAGATTGCCGAAACGGAAGAAGAACGCAAGCGTAGGCTCGCCATGGCAGGAACGCAGATGCCATCAACTCTTTACGGGTCATACCTTGGCATACCAGGCCGCGTGAACCAGAGCAGGTCGCTATTGGGATGAGTGTCATTGCCGCTTCCATAGAGGTGCGTTACAAACGCTCAATATCAGCCGAGCTTGATACGGCTATCGAAAAGGCCAAAACAGACAAGGTTGAGATCGAATGCTTTGTGTTGAACGATTCTGATTTTTATTCGATCATAAAGGAAATAGGCGGGTCTCTATCATACGACAAGATGAGTAATTCGTATAACATAAAATATAAAGACATCCCGGTTTTTAAGAAGGTATAATGCCTACAGATACCGTAATACACGATTCAGAAGACAACGCCTATGGCGGTGCGTTTGCCAACCGCAATGACCGCTATACGCGCAATTTCAAACAGCTTGACAGTCAATACGATGTCTGGAAGTCGGCTTACAAAGAAGTGGCTGACTACATCGCGTTGGGACGCGGCAGGTTTGAGGATTACGGCACCAATCCTAACCAAAAGAGCAAAGCGGCAAGCAAAGTTATCAACAACACGGCAACCGACGCCCTGCACATGCTCGGAGCGGGACTGCACGGCGGGCTATCGTCGCCGGCGCGTCCGTGGTTTCAGTTGGGCTTTGTCGATGAGGCCATGAACAGCTTCGGCACTTACAAGGCGTGGCTCGATGATTGCGAAAAGGTCATGTACGCCGCTTTCAAGCGAAGCAACTTTTATACCATAATCCATGGAGTGTACGAGGAGATAGGGGCTTTTGGCACCGGCGCGATGCTGGTGGACGAAGACCCTGCCCACGGTATCCTGTTTCACCCATTCACGGTAGGGGACTACCGTTTCAGCGTCAAGACGGATGGCCTTTGCCATTCGTTCTATCGCAAGTTTAAGATGCAGGCGTGCCAGATCGAGCAGTCATTCGGCAAGGCCGCCTGTTCTCCCAAAGTCCTACAGCTACTTCGCAACAATCCCTATGAGTGGGTCGAAGTCATGCACGCGATTGAGCCGAACGCGGCGTATGACCCCAATATGCTTGACAGCAAGCCGTGGTCCTCAGTCTATTTCGAGACAAAGGAAAAGGAGCGCAGGCTTTCGGCTATCGGCTATCACGAAATGCCGGTAGTGGTCCCGCGCTGGCAGGCGTTGAGCCACGAGGCGTATGGTTGGGGGCCGGGGCTTGAATCGATAGGGCTTGCCAAAGCGATTCAAAGAATGGAAAAGCAAGCGTTCATGGCGTCTGACAAGATGCTTGACCCGCCATTGGCGCTGCCGTCTTCGATGAAAGACCGGATGCTTGACCTGTCACCTGGCGGAAAGAACATATACGACGAAGCCAACGCCAAAGTGCAGAACATGGTGACGATACATCCCGTGGCGCTACAGGTCTACCGCGAGAACATAAACGCCATTGAGGCCAAGATCCGCAGAAACTTCCACAATGAACTGTTCCTGATGATCGCGAGCGAAGACCCGGCCAAGATGACGGCGACAGAAGTACTCGCTCGCAAAGAGGAAAAGATGCTCATGGTCGGGCCTACCATCGAGCGTCTGGAATATGAACACCTTGCGCCTATCGTTTCGCGTGTGTTTGCGATCCTGGCCCGTCAGGGTAAGCTCCCGCCGCCGCCCCCGGACATTGCGAACGCTGAATACAAGATAGACTTTGTAAGCCTATTGGCACAGGCTCAGAAACTTATAGGGGCGCAGTCGATTCAGGGATACCTGGGGCTTGCCGAGCGGGTGGCGGCGGTTGACCCCGGCAGTGTTGTCAAGACGAATTGGGACAAGTATCTCGATGAGGCAGCCGACATGGTAAGCCTGCCGTCGAAGGTGGTACGCACCGACGACGAGGTGGGCGCTATCCGAAACCAGATGGCACAGCAGGCGGCACAGCAGCAGCAGCAGATGGCAATGGCGCAGGGGATTGAGAACGTAAACAAGCTCGGCAACACGCCGGCTGGTGAAGACACGGCTTTAGGCAAAATTGAAGCGGAAACAGAAGGGAGGGGAACCGCATGAACGATAGATTGAATGCGATTGAAAGACTTCTAAAAGAGCTTGACGACAAAATCAAGGCAATTGAGGCCAAAGTGATGAAGGTTGAACTTTTAATACCAGCACCTAAATCGAAAAAGGCAGGGAGCGCCTAAGTGATTACCGGGAAGTCTGGTTCTTATCACGTTAAAAGTGAAAGCGGCCGCAATCTTGGTGGGCCTTACAAGACCCGTGCAGAGGCCGAAAAGCGTCTTCGTCAGGTCGAATGGTTCAAGCACAAAGGCAAGCATAAGACGTTGTTAGGTGGTAAGTGATTGACTCCGATGAACAGCGAGCCGAAGCGCAGCGTAAAGCCCTTCTTGCCGATGAAGCCCACTATAACGCTATCAAGCGGGTATTTGGCACTGAGGAGGGCGCGAATATTCTTGAATGGCTTCTCACTGACCTGTGTGGATACTGGCGCGGGAGCCTTGTTACTGAGCGGGAACTGGGACGATTTGAGTTGGGACGTACTATCTTCAATCAGGTGTGCATGGCCGATATTGAGATAGCGCACGGGTTGCTCGACCGCAGGCGGCGCCAGGCCGAAGCGGTACGAAACGAAGAAAAACGAAGGATTGAGAAAGCAAGCGAATGAAAGCAATGCACTCAAGATGTGTTGAGCCTAATACCGAGATAGAGATTTTAAAGGCTCTGAAAATAAACTTTGATGACTACAAGTTAAAACTCAACCTTGCCTGTGGGGCAGACTACCGCGAAAGGTGGGTCAATCAGGATTTCGATAGGCGTGTCAGGGCAGACCTTTACTGCGATCTTGAAGAAATGCTTCCAATAAGAGAAGCATCTTTTGATCTTATTTATGCGTGTCATATTTTGGAGCATATTCAGAACTTGCAGGAATTGAAGGCCGAGCTATACAGGGTTTTGAAGCCGGGTGGGATATTGGTGTGTATCGTTCCTCACTACCTTTCAATAGACGCCTGGGGCAACCCGCAGCATATACGGGCCTTCTCTAAGGACTCGTTTCATGTGGGGCAGTTCTGGCCGGGCGAATACGAGCCTTATATCGAACTATATGAAATGGATTTAAAGAACGACGACGGCAGTTATCAAGCAAGATGGATCATAAGCAAACGGACTAAAGTGAAAGGATAACACAATGGCAGACACAGCAGGCACCCAGGACGCTGGGAAAAGCGGCGACAACGGCGCAGCGGCGCAATCAGGCTTCACGGCTCCACCCGAATGGGCCGAAGTCGAAACCTACAAGCCTTTTTTTGTCGAAAAGGACGGCGCTAAACAATTTGATGTTCACGGCTTGGCGACCAAGTACGCCGAAACCGTGAAGCAAATCCCGGTAGTTCCGGCGAAAGCCGACGACTATAAAGTAGAGCTTCCAAAGGATTTCCCCATTGATGAGGTAGACGCCAAGCTCCAGAAGGAATTAGCCAAAAACCTCGGGCTGACTCAGGCGCAGTACGAAGGGATCGTCAAGCACGACCTTTCGCGCTTCTCCCGCGTGGCCGATGAAATGGCTAAGACCGTCGAAGCAGCTAAGGCGGCACTTACAAAAGAATGGGGCGGCCCGCAGAAGTTCGAGGCGAACCTGGCAATGGCTCGTAAAGCCGCAGATGCTTTCTTTGGTCCTGGCGCTTTCAAAGATCACGACCTTGGAAACGACCCGACATTGATCAAAGGGCTTTACACGATAGCAACCAAACTTTCTGAAGATACATTAAAGAGCGGAAGCGGTTCTGGCGCGGATTCGCGGCCTATCGGAATCGACGGTAAGCCGATGATCGACTACTCAAAAACGACGCCTGGGCCGACTCGCTAATAAAAGGAGATACTTAAATGGGTGATGTAACTGATAGCAGACTTGGCCTTGTGGAAGTGGTCAAGAGGCATGATCCGAACGGAAACCTGGCGACTATTGCCGAAGTGCTGGCGAAAGCAACGCCTATCGTAAACGATGCCGTCTGGAAAGAGGGCAACGATATTTTTAGCAACAAGACCGTGCGCCGGTCCTCGCTGCCTTCCGGAACCTGGCGCAAACTCAACTTCGGTGTTGCCAAGGAATCGAGCGACACGATTGAGATGGTCGATACCATCGGGATCTTGGAAGCCCGCGCCGAGAATGACGTTGAGATCATCAACGCTTTCGCCAACCCGCAGCAGGCCAGGATGGACGAAGCAGCGAGCTTCATCGAAGGGCTCCACCATGATTTACGGCAATGCCCTGACGGCCCCCGAGGAATTCACCGGGCTTGCGGCCCGCATGGACGCGCTTGCCGCAACGGCCAACGTCATCGGCGGCGGGGCCACAACGGGCGAGTCGATTTATTGCATTACCTGGGGCGTGAATACGGCTTTCATGGCCTATCCGCGCAATACCACGGCTGGCCTCCAGCACGAAGACCTCGGAGTCTTGGACGCCTTTGACAGCTCCGGCAACCGCTTCCGCGCCTATGCTGACCGATTTGTCTGGAGAGCTGGTATGGTGGTCAAGCACCCGAAGGCGATCGCCCGTTATGCGAACCTGGAAGGCACCGGCACCACGACCACGTTCGATGAGGACGAGCTTATCCGGCTGCTCAACCGCATGGTGACGGGCCCGGGGACCAAGATTTATGTGTCCCGTGAAATGCTGTCGCAGATGCA